GAGCCGCAAAAGTCAATAGGGGGGTATAGGGGCATAAAAAAAGGGCTACGTATGTAGCCCTAGTCAATAGGTTTGCCCCTCTTAGAGGGGCTTAGATTAGCTTAGCTAACGGTCACTATAGCGTATGTACCTCTTGTCTGAGTCCATGCTTCATTGCCTAACATCTTATCTTTGTAATGTCCTATTACAACTGACATGTCTTGACCGTAAGACTGCCCCGCTAACTTACCCTTGTTATGAACAAAGGCAACGTTAGTGTCTTTAGATAAGTTAATCATCTCATCAAGTTGTCCAACGGTAGCCGTACCGCCTAATATTCTAAGGTATGCTAATAAAAGCGTACATTGATTATTAAGGGGCTTATTAGTACTATTGGCGAAGTCCTTAGTTATAGTAAGAATAGCTGTATTAGATATTCCACTATTAGAAGTTTTAGGCATTGCCTTTAACTTTGCCTTAACCTCATCTACGTTAGCTATTGCCTGACTCATTATTTTATCGTTACTTTTCATAATTCTATTTCTCTTAGGTGGTTAATATAGTTTAGTAGTAAAGTATCCTAATTCCCTATACTACCCCTATATTATATAGAAGTTAGTTAGTAATGCAACACTATAAAGGTAATTAAGTTAATTAGTTAGTTAGCCTATATAACTAACTAAGTTAGTAAGGTTATTAAAGATTGGACGGATTGGACGGATTGGACGGATTGGACGGATTAGAGAGACGGGAGCGACCCGAACGACGGAGCGATAGAGTAGATTGATAGAGTAGAGGGGAAGGGGAAGGGTAGAGTAGAGCGACCGATCGATCGAGTAGAGTGATCGAGTAGAGCGATAGAGTAGAGTAGATTACTCCGCGTCGATGACCGTCGGCTCCATGGCTCGTTTCTTTATCAGTGTTTCGAGTCGAGTAAGTAGATCGTCCTTGGACATCAGATCGATCTTTGCTGTTAGTATCTCGCGTCTATCAATGTAGAGTCCACCTGCTTTCCCTCGATGGACCTCGGCTGTGATGGCTGCGGATATCTGACCTTGGTCTTTGGCTTCTTCACGTAGATCGTGGAGCGTGGACAAATGATTCTCTAGAGAAACTGCATCCTTCTGAGAGGCTGTGATTTCCAAGTCAATGAGGTAGTTTCGTACAAGTGGGTTATGATTTAGTAGAACGCTGCCCTGTGTCTTCGCACCCTTCCTGTCTTTGGTATACCCTGCTTTAACAGCGGAATCGGTAGCTGTTTGACCCTTGAAATACTCCTTACAAAATAGCTTTTGTTTAGAGTTGAGCGGTTGCCATATCTTACCCTTGTCGTCAACGAATGCTTTACCATCTTCTGTCGGCAGTAATGATGTATATGCTAGTTGTTTCATCGAGTCTCCTGAGTGTTACCAAGTAATATTACATATCATATTAGAAAACAATTCAATTATATAGTTTCTCCATGCCCTCTAGGTATCTTACCATACATTTGTAATAGAGTAATAGAACTCTATTAGTTCTGATAAAACAACGAACAGACTAACCAAGAGACTCGTAGATCGATTCTATTAGTATATTAGAGATATTAGTACATCTACGAATGTTTTCATAGAAACTTTTTTAGTTTACCAGATAACAATACCAATAGACATAAAAAAGCCCCGCACGAGGCGAGGGCTAAATAGTGGGGGACTATCTTTAAGTAGCTAACCTAATAATTATGCCTGTATCACCACCTTCTTCTGGCATTCTTATCGTAACGTAATTGTAGCCGTTGGTTTCGTTTACGTGGAAAACAAAATGTTCGTTGTTTTCTTCGTATCTACCCACCTCTTTACCTAAGTCTAGGTCTTCAGGAAAATCACTAGCATCGTTTCCTTCGTAGATTTCGCCGCCGTGTTTAAGTTCTTTCCATGGGTTATCCATCACGCACCTCCTACAAATGGTAAAGACTTAGGGTCTATTTTTAATCCAGTCATTACTTCGTCGTAACTACTAGTATTTTCGCGGGTTACTACCCATAAATATGTATCGTGCCCTGTATCGTTACCTTTATACTCTACAATAGTGTAAGCATACTTACCTACTCGAGCAGTATACATACTCAAATCCTCCTCGCTCATTGCATGAGAACTTATCGAACTACTTACTAAAGTCATACTATCGTATATATCTTTCGGCATATTCTCGTGACAATTTATATTACAATCAAACATTTTGGTAGCAAACTCGCCGCCTATATCAGTCCATCCGTCGTTTTTATTTATCATATTCGTACCCCTCCTAGGGTTTTTAGTTTTTTATTAAACCTAAATATATTATACCTACCAGCAAACCGAGTTTAAAGCAACCCTACGAGTACCTAGTAAAAGCGATTAGATTCAAATCTCGATCGTGGTATTTAATAACCCTAATCTTTGCTCTCCGAGTAGACCCGTAAAAGTTAGAAGCTCTCCGCCTATCATTAAATATAGCACAATCACCTATCTGCATCATATACGCCTCACTGATCCAACCGTATTTTTCTGTATCTCGGTAATCGAATAGATCAGCAAGATACCAAATCTGTCCTAGTCTAGCCATAGACTGTATATGGAGGTTACTATCCTTCAATGAAGTGTCTCTTTCCGTCGGTATGACTAACTGCAACAAACTTTCCGTCGATCATAGTAGATATAATCGGGTCGTCCGTAGTATCAGTTGTTAACATATTTCCTACCATATCTTCTAAACCTTCGGGTGCATACATCAAATCAAACACTTTATCATATGCTTGTATCAACTTATCCGCTTGGTCTAGTGTTACGTATTTCCATATCAAATGGAATTTACCGTCTTCTTCATAAGCGTCAGACGGCTCGGGGTAAACCCTCAATTCAAATATTTCTGTAGTCATATCTCTCTCCTATATTGAATCTGGAAAAGGTTTCCAGTAATCGGTTAAAAATGAATCTTTCGTAACAGTCTCGCAATCTTCACAAGCACCACATGGTTCGCCGTTTTCTAACGGCTCATTGCTTACCGTCACTCCTAAACAAGACCTACACCTCTTTTTATATTTATATTCTCGATACACGACTCGAGTATCCATTATGTCTCTTTTCTAAAAGTAATAGCTTTATCGCTTTCATCTAAAAATTCATTTTCTTCCCAATCGAATCCGATATAGTTATATTTACCGTCTGATGATTGTGAAGTCCACGTATATACTGAATCTTCTATACCCGTTTGTTCATGCTCTATCCATGTAGCAAAATCTCTAGCGAAAGCTAGTTCTTCGTTCCCATCAACAGTACTGTTACCTACTTTAAACTCTATCTTAGTACCGAATAAATCGAACTGTTTCCAATCTTTAGTCATATCTCTCTCCTTTCTATAGTTACGGGTTAATCTTACGCTAACCCTTAACCTATTATAAACCCCAGTAAAGCGAGTTTAAAGCAACGTTGCCAAGCCCCGAGACGCCCACAAAAACAAACTTACGAGTACCCATATAACAAGGGAACTCGTAAATAAAACGAATAACTTATCGTTATCCATTATCCGTTATCTCTTTTCGTAGGTTTAATAGATAAAACCGAACGAACTGCGTCGGTCCAATCGTTATAGATTCTAAAACTACCTGAATCGAGTCGTGTATCGTAAACATGCCAATCGTAATCTTTTGATCGATTAATATCGAAATCTATCATCTCCCCTGTAGCAGGGCATACAACTGTTATAGTAAATTTACCTAGCATCAGCTATCTCCTCGACAAATTGTTTTACCCAAGCGGCAACTACTTCATCCGATTCGTTTCTACTTATACCAAACTTTTGTCTAAGCTCCATCGGTGCTGTATACATATTCGCATAACCTTCTTGTTGCATCATATCTAAATACTCAAACATAACTTCTTTATATTTATCTTCCATTATCCGTTATCTCCGTTACCCATCATTTCTAACCTTGCTGGTATAACGTGTATAAAGTTACATAAAACACAACATCTGCCCTCTGCGTAAGGCTCAGCGTTTTCACCTTGATTCCAATAAACCTTACCGTCAGGCGTTTTCTTTTGTTCTACGTCTTTTTCACAAATTACACATTTAATTATTTCTTCCATCATCATCTCCCTATAGTTTTAATATCGTTAATCGTTATATATTGGTATGCACCTTTATTATAAGCAGGTGCAGTCTGCTTTTTCCTCTGCTCAGATAACCTCTGGGCTACGGCTTCCCCGCATGGTAAACAAGTCACATAACCTAAAGACAATCTGCCTTTAGGTATATGGTTATCGCATAGATTACAAGGTATCATCTCTGAGCCTCGCGTTTAGCTTTCTCTCTAGCTTTAAACTCTTCAAAGGTCATCGTAGACCCGTCTTCGTTTATAGCAGGTGCAATACCTGTAAGGGCTTCTAGCTCTTTAGCTCCGAATGTAGTCGTAGTGACTATCTTAAATTTCGTCATATCTTTCTCCTTTCTAATAGTTTATTTAATAACAAACTATATTATATAAACGAGTTTTACCAAAGTAAAGCAGTACTACGAGCAAGAGATTACTCGTCACCGTCTTTATCTAGCATAAACTCTTTAAAATCTGCTTTTAAACTACTGTAATTCATACCAATATATTCGGATCGACTAACGATATCACTGTCCTCGTTCCATTTTTTCTTTTCCGTAACATACTCAGCGTACGTCTGGTAACAAAACAAATCGAAATCTGTATTCGATCGTATATATTTATTATAGTAGTTCATTAGTTTTCCTTTTCAATAATATTTCTTCTTCGAAATCATCCCATAACGATTGATATATGTTTTCCCAAGTTATTCCGTAATTAGCATCGTGGTTATCTAATATACATCTAAGGTGATCCATACATTCTTCGTCTGTAAGGGTAAGTTTAAGGTCTTCGTTATCGTTAAGTATCCATAACTGGTCTCGTACGTCGTCTATAGACCATATAATCGCTATAGAGTTCTCGCTATGGAAATCATTACCATAATAAAATTTATTTGGCATCGTTAATCTCCTTAAAATGTCTAACTAACATATCTAATGCATCTGTTGCACCTCTGATATATGTTGTCCTACGGCTTTCTTGTACCTTATGGGACTGGGGCGGTATTGCCCCATCATTGAAATCATTTTGTATGTCGTAAACGGCATTTTCAATATCTCTTAACTTCATTACGATACCTCCTGTAAAGGTTCACCCCAACTACCGTGAGGCTCAGCAGGTGCTTGGTCGCCATGGTAATGGTTTATATATTGTTCGAGGAAATACTCGACATCAGCTTTACGTATTTGTAATCGAGGGTGATCTAACCCATACAACATCTCGTAATCAGATAATACCGTAACTACCCAATCATGTGCTGCAAGTATCTCTTGGTCGGAATAACCTTCCATTAAGTCACTGATATGCGGTAATGATTGTTTATCTATTTGTTCAACTGTTAACATCACGCACCTCCGTTGTCGGTATGATATTGCTAAAGTTTGTGGCATTTTCTAATAACGCAACTTTCGCTTCTAACGTAATTACCTTCTCAGATAAAAACTGGTTAGCTTCTAAAGAAGTTTGCATAAACTCCCGAGTACTCTCTTGAGCTTTCATGACATTCTGTATTGACAGAATTATTTTTTCTACTATCTCTTTATCCATATATTTCTCCTTTCTTATTATGAAACTGGGATAGCCTATTGTTAAGGAAGTAGCTATCACTTTTCCTGTAGAGGAGGGGTTGTATATTGGTCAGGTACAAGCTTTTATGTACCAGCAACCAATGCTCCTCTACTGGAGACAAGAAAACTATAAAAAACCTTGCCTCCTACACTCGGGAAATAGGAGCTTCCCGTATGTTCTTTTAATATAAGTATAGTATATATACCAACGCTACGATTATAAAGCAGCCTTATGATACTAATAATAACCACCTATCTCCATTGCTGGTTCGTCGTAAAATGCACTAACATGAAAATCAGGGCATTGCTCTCGTAATGCTTCAATAACTCCTGTTGGTGGACCCCATGCAGTTTCAAACTCATAAACTACATAATCGTCTTCTATTTCTACTGTTTCACAACTGTAGCTATTCCATTTAGTACCCCAATTATTAATACTCCAATCGTACCAATTATCTGTACCGTGTTCTTTTCTAAACCTAGCTTTTTCGATATCGTTAGCTTCGTCTATTTGAAGATTACTAGTCCATGAAGGGGTTGTATTTTCTAATTCGGGGGGCATTGGTAGTATTGCATTAAAATCGAAATCAGTTTGATTTTTTTCGCTTTTTAACGAATCTACTAATACTTTTAAATTCTGATCATCGGAACTTCCGACGCTTATCGCAATCCTGTTAAAACAATGGTTCGGCATAACATTTCTCCTTTCTTTAATAGTTATAATATAAGTTTAGCTAAGAGTTAATAGAAAGTAAAGCACTAACAAGAACCAAGCCATGGCTAAGAGTTTAAAATCGTTATCGGTCATTAGTTAGTACCAATTCTTGTACCGCATCATAAATAGTGTTTATAATCATCGATTTTTCAGCGTTTGCATGAACTAAAAAGTTTTGTTCTAATTCCTTCTCTACAGCTTTCGCTAATACTGTTAAATTAGTTTCATGTAATAATCCATCTCTTTTTTCTATCTGTATTTTCATAGTTTCTCCGTAAAATTAGGTGAGTCTTTTTACAGTGAGACTCAACACTCAGCAATTATACTTTCGCGAAATAGCCTTCTTCTTTAAGTCTAGCCGCATAGAATGTAAATATTCTTAATGGGTTTTGACCTGTAGTTAAAGTACCATTCTTTACAGCTAATGCAACCAAGTCTTGTGAAGTAAAGCTAATAGATGATAATTCATCTTTTTTAGCGTTCATCACAGTATTAATCAACGCAATCATTTGCGGTGTTTTACACTCGGGTTTTTTACCCGTGAACTTGTATAAAGTTCTCGCTGAGCCTTTACTTTCTTTCGAAGGTTTAGGTACAGCCGTCACTTTAGCTTTACTCAATGGTTTTGCCACTGTTTTGGTAACAGTTGCTATGGGTGCTCTCTTCTTAGACAGCGTATTTTTCGTCGTAGGCATTTCTACTACTGTATGTAACATACTCTTTCTCCTTTCTTTGTCGTTAATATAAATCCACCTTGCGGTAGAACATAATATAAGTGTATATAAGAGCCGCCCGAAAGTAAAGCAGTACTACGAGCGGCACATAAAGCGACACTTAATCTTTTCGCCAAACCCTGACACCTGATACTTCGTTCTCTAAACGATAACGAATCACGAAATGTCTTTCTGGTTCTTGCTTTTTACCGTAAGTCCGAGTAGCCTGTGCTAATCTGTTCTTCATACGGTTAGCATTATCTTCCCCGTCTAACGGGAAAAAGATAGAGTCTCCTGCATCCATTTTATCGAACGGATATTTTAACTCGTTGCGTATATCTGTAGGTAACGCAATACCTTTATCAATTTGAACTTCCACTAGTGGACCTCCTGTATATCATCAAAAGAAACTAAATTGTTTTCTTCTAAGTAGTTTTTCCAAAACATCACGACCAACGACATATCTTTAATAGTCGTTAACTCCTGACAACCTTGTGCAATCATGGAATCAGATAATACACGAGCCAGTTCATCCTGACCTGACTCGTATAAACCCACCCATACCATTTCTAAAACTTCTGCGTCTAAGAAATATGTTTTAGGTGTTTCGGACATTACACGCTCCTCGCTATAGCAAGTTCTAACGCTTTGCTTTTACGATTAGCTGCTGCACCAAACCATGCACTATGTAACGCGTTACCTTCTGTTTTAGACTCACGTAAATGGTCTTCAACATAGGTTACTGCATTTAATGCACCCCACCACGTACCTCTGGCAGACTTCAGGTTTGCACCTGGACTCTTTTCTAAGGCATCTACCACTAATGAAGGGAACTTATTAAGCTTATCCTTTAGAGGCTCCTGTATACCGACTATTTTACCAGCTTCACGAAGCTGTTCAGTTAGCCTATACTCGGCGATCATTGCGGGTTGGTATATCTCACTAACGTAATCAAGCACATCAGAGTGCTTAGCTTTCGTTTTAGATAATAGAGTGGCATTTTTTCTAAAGTCTGTCATGGCGGAAGCAGAGAGACCTAAGGCATCTTCTGCGGCTTTCATAACGTCTGAGCCGAACTCTTTAACGTGTGGCATACGAAACGACGCTGTATTATTCATACCTAACGCTACTGTAAGTGTATTATTACATACAACTCTTATAGGCGTTAGTTTAATAGTCATCGATCTACCAACAATGTGGGGTTGATTAATAAGGAGATAACCTTTTATTTGGTCGTCTCCCGCCAATTCGAAGTCTTCTGAGATTTTAGCTAAACCCCAAATTTCTCCACCGTTCTTTAAACTACCTGCGGTTTCCATGGTCATATGACCTGCTTCCGTAAAGTTTTTAAAGAATTTAAATACGTCCTCATTTTGAATAGGGACATAGTCTCTACCGCAATGTGATAGTATTCGGTTATCCGAGTCACGAACGATGTGAAAAGTATTTTCCGCTTGGATAATACCTACGTCTTCGCTCCACTCGGGTGCGTCGAGAGTATAACTAGGGCGTTTACTAACGCTCCAATCTAAACTCGCAGCTTTCTGCATTTGCAATGGGGTGAGGTTCGAGTCGACTTCAACACCTAAACCGTGCCAAGGTACGTCGTTCGCCCACGCCATTGTCTCTACTTGATGTGCCATATAATTCTCCTTTCTTAAAGTAATGACCGTAGCTTAATTGCTACGTTTATTAGTATAAGGACCATAGCTACGAAAGTAAAGCACTAGCAAGAGTGTCCCATTTGTACGGGATAGTAAGAGTTACGAGAGCTTTTGATTTAAAACCTTTTTTAACCAAATCTTGGATTCCTGTAAGGCTGTCTATATGGTAGAGTTTGATTTCGTCTTGTTTTCTAGCCATCACGAAAACTTGCCCTCCATGTGATGCACGTTTCGCTAACCAAGATATTTGCATAGGTCGTAGAGTAAGTGCGTTACCTGTATGTATTTCTTTTAATTCTACCCAAAATTCTTTGCCTTTAGCACAACCGTTAACATCAGGAACACCTGCTCCTGTTAAACCTGTTTCAACTCTTTGAAGATGTATTTGCGGTAGATTGGTTCTCATCAGGAGCCATAGATTCTTTTCCTTTGGCATGTGTTTCTCCTTTATCTGACTGTCTGTGTATTGCTTGATGTAATTTATCTTTAGTAGCAAAGAAATACATATCATCCATACTATTGCTATCTTCTGATTCTCGTCTTAACTTCCATTTTCTAGTATTAACTGTCGCGTAATTTACGTCATGACATTGATTATAAACTTTTACGAATTCTTGTAAGCCATCCATAACTACTTGGTTTTCGTGATCGTTTCTATCTAATACATAAGTTTCATGATTTGCTTCAGCTATCGCAAATACATCTTTAGGTACGTGGTAATCATCGCTACACCACCTATCTTGACCGCCTACAAAACTTTCTTCTTTCTTTATTGAACTAGCCCCGACCATTGATCTTGGTCCACCATCAGTGCCTGAAGCACCGTAAACTGATTTATATACTTCTTGGTTTTTATATGTATTCGCTTTCTTTTGACAAACCAAACTACAGTATTTTTTCCTTTGACCTGTTAATCGTTCGTCACAACTAACTAATCTACATTGTAAATATGAAACTTTCTCTTTCATCTTTCCCTTCTCCCGTCTTTTTATATAATTTAAACATAGTAAATAGCTTAAACGCGATAAACCCCAAAGTAAAGCACTATTTTACTAGTACGAGTTCTTTAAGATATTATTAGACTCGGGTAAGGCTAAGCCCTTACCTATCCCCCGAACGTTTAACCTGTGGCGTCTGAGGGGACGGGTTTTTTCTATTTTAGGCTTTTTTATAGTATTTTATAGATTACCAGTTCCAACCTGTATGAGGAGCAACTTTTTGGTTATCGGACGCTAATTTAACATCACGATCGCTTAACCATTCATTAAAAGCCCTTTGAGTTTGTTCAGGGTCTGAGTAGAGTGACTTTAATTCTGACCATTTGTTTCGTGTTATTTGTACACCGTAGTAGTAATCACCGTCACCGAGTTTACAACGTGTAATTATTTGCCACATTCTTTGTTTAGTTAAATCGTAATCTTTTCCTAATTGTTGTAGAGTAGTTTTTTCTTCTGACCACCTTTCATACATAGTTCTGTATTTGATGGAATTCTCTTTCGCTTTTATTTCTGAAATACCTTTCATCTTTTTATATCCTTTGTTTCGCCCCATGACGTTCCTAACTCCATGTCCACTAATAGGGGTACTGCAAGTTTTACACAGTTTTCCATTATTCTGGCTACTGTATTTGCTTGTTCAGTGTTCTCTATCGAGATATCAACCTCATCATGAACTTGTAGGTGAGGAACAATTCCTTCCTCCCAAAGACCGAGCATAGCTAACTTTGTCATGTCAGCAGCCGAGCCTTGTATTAAACGATTTAAAGCTTTATATGTATATGACCTTTTTAAATTGTCACCGTATTTTTCTTTCGCTTCTTCTAGAGGTAGAGGTAGAGTGCGTTCGTATCTACTTTCCCATAGATCGAAACGACAACGTCTTCCTGCAAATGTTTTTATATATCCTCTATCCATAGCAACTCTCGCACACTGGTCTTGTAAAGCTCTTATAAAAGGAACTTTAGCATGGTACTGTTGGAAAAGCTTTTCAGCTTCCGTATCATCTAGCCCTAGTTCTTTAACAAGTTTTTCTTTACCCATCCCGTAACTTAGCCCAAGATTAATAGTCTTAGCTTGTTTACGTGGTATATTTGCCATATCTGCCACGATCTGGTGGAAGTCAGCATTTTCTTCTGTATATAACTTAACAGCATCTGTTGCACCTGTTAATTTCATCTGGTCAGCGTAATGAACCGTTAACCTAGGTTCTTGTTGGGAGTAATCGAATACACCCCATTGACAGTTATCTTCGGGAATAAACAAAGAACGGATTAAAGTTCCTATCTCTGGGTCTCTCGCAGGTACTTGTTGTAGATTAGGATTACTATAACTAAACCTACCACTAACTGTACCGCCACGGTCGTTACGCATAGCATGTGCTTCTGCGTGTATTCTACCATTAAAACAATGGTCTTTAATCATCTTATCTATAAACGTAGTCCTAGCTTTATTTAACTTCCTTGCTCTAACTATAAGTTGAGGTAGTTCATGGTCGTGACCTTCTAACCATTCTTTTTGGAAACTAGGCGTACCTTTCGCTGTTCTAGGATACCATATTTTATTCTTCTCAAAGATACCTTGTAAAGAAACATTAGCCCAAAGGTTTACTTCCGAGCCGTACTGTCTTTTAATCTCCACCATTATCTTTTGTTCTTGTAAAGAAAGTTTCTTACTTACGCTATCCGCTTTCTCTTCATCTATTCTAACACCCCTCCATCGCATTTCTAATAACAAAGGTATTAACCTACATTCCATATCTAATATGTTTTCTAGGTTTTGTTCAGCTATTTCTAGCTTTAACTTTTTCCAAAGTTTTAAGGTTAGTACTGCATCTTGCTCACCGTAAGGTCCAACGTATTTAGAATGTAGTTTATACATCTCTGATTTAGGGTTAACCCCGAAAGATAAAGAAGCATTACGTAATAAAGTCTCGTCTTTTTTCTCACCGCAATAAAACTCACCTAGATTATCTAATGAATAAGAATACCTGTTTTCGTTAACTAACGGTGCGGCGACAATAGTATCCAGTATTTTACCTTTTACATCGACCCCTTCTCTTCTTAGCCAACCTACATCGTAGAGTGCGTTATGAAATATAACCTCTCGTTTTTCTGATGATAGAGTATTCCTTAACCACCTAAGTACAAGACCTTCGTCAAGATTACCTCCGCCCTCGTGACGTATAGGAAAGTAACCATGCCAATTATCCGTAGCTATACCGATACCTACTACATGCCCACGACCTGTAGCCCATCCTGGACCACACGTCATAAGGTGAGGATCATATGTCTCTAAGTCTACCGCTATAGTTTCCGTATCAGAAAACTGAGGGAAAATCGCAGGGATAGTCCAATCACTTTTAGGTGCAAACATTGATCCTTGTAGCATTTATTCTCCGTTGTTATCTATAGTTAGTTTAATCTTAGGTGATTTTTTCTTAACTACGGAAAGCTTCTTCTTAACAGCTTTTCTATTTTGATCAAACTTCTCTAAATCAAGAGTCGCTTCTTTAATCATCTGTTTAAGTAGTTTACGCTCAGCTACTTTGTTAACAACCACGGTAGAGCTCATAGGTGTTAGAAAGTTAATAAGTTTTGTCCAGAATCCCATACTAGTCCTCCTCTCTGTCATTTTCAGCAGAGTAATTTACATCTTCAGCTTCTTCTATTTCTGTACCTGTTACGGTTTGTTCTAAGATGTGTTCTTCAGTTAATAATAAATACCTACGTAAGTCTCTGATATCATCGAGTAGACCTGCTTCGCCTTGATAGACTTCACCTGCCTCGAATATATCCCACTTATGTTTTTTAGATTGGTGTTCTATCCTATCAAATTTACGTGCTAACATCATAAAAGCACCTACACCTCCGCGACGTCTCCAAGAATCACCGTAAGATTTTTCAGCTTTTTGTAATGCTGTTAAATCGTTTTGAGCGATGTCTTTCATCTTTTCCCATTTATTCATGAGCTTCTCCTTTTTCCGCAGGGTTAGTAATAGTCTTGTCTCGTTTGCGGATCCAGTCGAGACAAGCTCTTCTCCAGTCTAGAGCTTTTATATCATTTATTTTTTCGTATGCATGTTTAAAATCACCGTTCTTATACGCAGAGTAAACTCTTACCATAGGAACAGCTATATCTTTAAGTGCTGGGTTTATCCAATCCACCTCATCTAAATCATCGTATAACCAATTATCAACAGGGAAAATATTAAAGAATCTTTCTAACTCCCATGATAAACTAGCAGGTTCAGTGAACAAAGGTAATACTTGATCGTTTAGATAAGTATCATATGGATTCTTTTTATCTTTATATGAATAGATATCTAAAGACATATCTTTAACTTTATCCCAAACAGGGTTTAAATAGATATGAAAACTATCACTAACCTGTCTATAAACACCCATCTCAACTCCTAAAGAAGAAGCCATATATTCTTGTAGGACTGACATATGAACCGAGTTAGCACCATAAGCTCCCCATAACATATCGTTAGACCTATTACATACAGTCATATTTAGTTTGTTATCTCTAATCTTAAAATAAATATTAGTATTACAAGGTACGTCTTTTCTTGCTATATTTTTATTACAGGCTCGTGCTAAATCTTCTTTTGCGTCCCACATCTGTAAAACAGCCCGTCTATCGTCAGGGTTTTCTTTTAACATATCAATTAACATAGCTAATTGGTCTTTATTAAAATAACTTTTCCATCGCCAACCGTAAGCCCCCCATAGTATTTCTCCATCGTCTGAAAAATCTTCCATAGATTTAACAAAATAGGTTAAAGGTTCTAAATCATTACGTCCCGCTAACATCCATAGGCTCTCTATATAATGAAAGAAAGGGTTAGCGTCCCTTTTACTAATTAAACATACTCTTTCCCAAGGCTTGTTATAAACTGTAGTAACAGGTTCTAATGCCTCATACGTAGTACCATTACGGCTTTCTTGTATTCTATAATTACTTTCATCTTTAAATAAGTCGATACCTTTAAGTAGAGCATCGTTTACATTTCTCGAATTAATTACTTTCATAGGGTATCGTGGTAACCATCTATTATTTCATTAATAAGAAATAATATTTCACTATCAGCTAATCCTGGAATTTTCTTTTTAACAAAAGCTTTTGCCATTTCTTGTGTAGCAGGAACTTTTAAAAAGAAAGCCACCTCTAAAAACTGTGTGTAATGTATATCAACTAGGTCTCCCCAGTCTTCTAAAAGTTGTAGTGAATATTCATTAACTTTTCCCATATTTACTTTCTCCGTCTATTAAATCTTCTATTATTGGAAGATTATTTGGTTTATATATTGACCTTGTTCTTCCTTCTTTTTTATGTATCCTAGAATACTTATCGAATTCACAAAGCCCTCCTTCTATTTCACGCATTTCATACGCTAAATCGTTTCTTTGTAGAATAGACATAGGTAGTCTAGTCTTAACCTCAGATAACAAAACATTCATCTCGTAGTTCCAATTATGACTACGTTTACAGAAATCTAACTCTCTGCCCGTAAGCCTGTTTAGTCCTCTCATCGCTCCTGGACCTGCATTACCCCACGTTAATATATCGGGAGCATCTTTTAACAAATAAGTATGACGTAAATCAGTAACTACTTCGTATGCCATAAATGGACCCATGTACGGATAATCACGTAACCAAGTCCAACACTGTTCTAAAGAACAAGTATTGTTTTCTATCTTATCTAGTAGAGTATGTCTGTGATCCCACATATGTGAAATACATTCAGCGACTCCTGTAACCTTATCCATACCGTTTGGTGATTTTATAATATAAGCACCTGTAATCCATTTAGGTTGTTTAGTTATTTCTTCAATAGCTTTTTTCCTATCCCAATTACGTAACAAATCATGTTCTATTAAAGTCCTTCCTGTATCTATATGGTTAAACCATCTAAAGATAACAGTAGCCATTAGAACGTCTCTATCATCGGCTAAAGGGTCTCTTATATGTTCACGAAACCACCTAGTAGTTCTATCGTCTTCTCTAAAAACTTGGCAAAACTTAAATTGTCGAAGAATCGGATCATCAGTCCACGGGGCAGGAAGATTAGATACTTCTTTTAATTGACGTATCTTTTCCCTCTCTGTTTGCCAGTAGCAATAACGGTCTAATTCTTCTTCAATAAAAGCGGTCATTACTTTTTCCTTAATACCCACGCACAATTATTAGAAAACTCAGGGAATGGAGCAGCAGCAGCTACACGCAGGAACTGTCTACCATACCTAGTTTCTAACATATCTAATTGTTCTTGATTCCATGCTCTTGGATACTTTTTAATATTAGTATGTGTAGGTAATCCATCAACAGAAGGCTCTATTTGTTCTTTCATAGCTTTCTTTAAATTAGGTAGTTGAATAAAAGTCCCTGTAACATCTTCGATAATAAAGTTTCTTTCTAATTCTTCTTTAAGTTCTTGGAAACCCCATTCATAAACGTGGTCTTCAGGTAACTTGTCGTTAGAACCGTCGTGGTTAGGCGTTGATATATAAGCTAAAGCATTAGGTCTCATTGTTCTAGCCGCATCGTCTAGCCATGGACCAACGAACTCTCTACCCATGTGTTCTATAACTTCCGTAGACCAAAAGAAATCAATACTTTCATCAGGTAGGGCGTGAAATATATTAAGTTTACCTTCGTCATCGTATTCAGGAACTGTTACGTCTACTATATCAATAGTAGCATTAAAGTTCTTAAACCATGTAGAATCTTTAAGTTCTCCTCCACCGTTAGACCAATAAGGATTTTCTAATTCACACGCAGGGTCTATATCTGTTCCGTAAAACGAATTAATGATATCTGTTTTCTTTACAACGTATGCTTTATATAAGTTCCTAAGAGCCCAACATTCACCACAACCCATTTCAAAAGTATCAATAGGTCTACCTAAAGCTTTCGCTTCACTGATACATAAAGAAGATATTTTATCAAACCTACTCATATGAGCGATTTCATCGGGTCTCCAATTACCTAAAACTCCTGCCGAAGCAAGATCCATTCTTGTATTTTTACTGTCGTTTTCGTTAACAGTTAGCTTTTTTCTTATTGATGACATATTGTTTACCTCCACCAAACTGGTTTATTTAAGTAAATAATATACTTTACTTTTATATGCAAAGTAAAGAACTTTCATAGCTGATAGCAGCGTGTCGTTTTAGGTTCAATTAGATACAAGTTCTCTTTTGTCCTCGTTACACCTACGTAAAATACTCTGTTTTCATCATCAGGATTTTCTTGGTAGTTTTTATAAACTCTATTAGTTATATCAGTTATTAATACAACGTTGGTAGCTTCACCACCTTTAGCAGCATGGATAGTAGATAATCTTATTCTAGGTAGCTTGGTTATCTTTTCTCCTCTACGTAACATAGCTCTTATGTAACTAACTTCTTTAGGGCTAAGTAGATTAAAAACGTCATACCAAAACCCGTCTGGCAGGTCTGGAAAATGTGTTTTAAGGTCTTGATACTGCATTATAATATTAGAATCTAACATATCTAATTTCTTAGGTTTTTCTACTTTAATGAATTTCAATATGTTGGCACACTCCGTAAGGGAAACGCCTTGTCCTTTTGTTAACCTTTGCCAATGTACTACGGCTCGTACTTTAGCTTCAGAGATACTTGGTCTACCTTTTACTTCAAAGAACCAACCTTCGTTTCTACAATACTCATCGACTTCTTCTAATAGATAATTAGTCCTAGCTAATACTAACCAATCACCTTCTTCCATATCTACCGATTCTATTGTAGGTTCCCACCTTACAACGCCTTCATCCTTCCTAGGAGTCCATTCTTTATATATCCTAGAGCTTACTTGACCTATACATTTTTTAGCTATCTCGTGAACCGAGGAGGGTACTCTATAGGATTGTTTTAAGACCATAGCGTTCTTAGAGTTCTGTATTAAGTAATCAACATCTGCTCCCGCCCATTTATATATAGCTTGGTCATCGTCACCTGCTACGTATATCTTTTTAGCTTTTTCTGCGAGTTTACGAACGACTGCCCATTGTACTGGAGATAAATCTTGTGCTTCGTCTACAAACATAACATCTAATTCAGGAACGTCACCTTCTGTAAGAAACTTATGTAACATATCGGTATAGTCAACTAACAATCTATCTTCTTTAAATAACTGTAACCCCCTAGCAAACCTTTCTAATTCAAACCAACCTACAGCATCATCAACTTCATGCCATTGTTGTTTTAATGGTATATTTTTCATACGTGCGAGGTTTTCTATAAACGCTAACCTATCATCATGTGTCATACCAAACAGGTGACCGTCATCAGAACTCGTCCTAGTTGATAACCGTAAGTTAAGTTTTTCGTTAAGGTCTTTTATATCTGTATGGCTAACTACACTTTCTCGTGTTAACCCTAGTTGTCTAAACGCTAATGAATGTAATGTTCTAAAGAAAGGTAATTGTTTATCACTGATATTAAACCTACTTATAGCCCTTTCCTTTCCTTCCTTTACTGCTTTTTTAGTAAAAGTAAAGAAACCAATACTTTCAGGTTGAGTACCGTTTTCTAATTCATCTTCGATTAACCCCAGTAATGTACTCGTTTTACCTGTTCCTGGAGGTCCAAGGATAACTTGTGTATGGCTCGGTAAGGTCATAAACCGCTTCTAAACGTTAAGTTAATTCTTTCTTTTGTTAATTGTAAATCAGGAACACAATGAGTAGAGTGCATTTGATTATGACCATCGAATATTAATACGTCTCCGTGTTCTAAAACAAAAAACCTTTCGTCTATTATAAAGTTTTCTTTAGTAACATCGTTTAACTCACTTGTATTAGTATGTTTTTTAATAGGGTTTTGATAAGTACGTTGTACGAATACTCTAGGAGCACCGAAAGAAATAGAAACAACAATATCATCTAAAGTAGGAACAGTATCTGAGTGGTGTGGTATTCCTTTACCTTCTCTAGCGTAATAACCTGCTAAACAAAAAGTAAACTTTTTCGTAATACCTAATTCTTCCCATACTAATTTCTCTGCTTCATGTTTAATATGATATATAGGTGTAGTCCATGTATCGGGTTTATACAGTTTACCTGCGTACTCAAAACCATGGGTCGAAGAACTACCGTATCCTTTGGTTGGTCTACCTTTAACAATTTTTCCTTTAAACTCTCGTTCTCTAGGTTCATCCCATTGCTTTATTTTAGGGTCACAATCTTTAAAGTGATGTTTTATATAATGGATCATAGTAAATTATCGTTAAATTCAGGCAAGTCATGAGGCTCGTCTTGTGCTTTAAACTCCTCTATAAACCAAACGTTAACCCCTCTCCCCTTTATGTTAAAGAAGTAAGGCTCACCATGAAGTTGTTTTAATTTAGATGTTAGTTTATTTCGTTGGTATTCTTTAAAGTTATTCCTGTGTAGGTAATCCATAAGGTCTGCTAATCTGAAATACGTTCTACCTTTATCTGTCCAAGGCTTATGTAATAGTAATTCATCACGTTCTCTAGCAGGTCTTTCTGTACAAAAAGTTTCTAGTAACTCTAAGAAATATCCTTCTGTAGAACTTTCTTTAGGTACTTCTACTACTGTTATCGCATCAAGTAACTGTTGAATAATTTGTTGCCAAACGTTTTCTTTTACCTTTGGAGGTATTTTATTTAAAGCGTCCATACACTTTCTTTGAAACCTGTTTTGGTTTAATAAATCATCTGTTTCTAATTCTAATCTACCACCTTCGACATCTAAGAACCATATAGGTGGGTCACTATCTTGTTTAGTAAGGTTACTAAATAGAGGTGTTCCTCCATTAGCCCCGATACCAAATTTACGAGTCCTACATAAAGGACTATTACAATGACTAGCTATAGGTTGGTCATTACATTTATAGAAATAATCTTTCCTTTGTACTTGTTTACCAATTGTTAATACTTCTTGTGCACCTAACGGAGGTTGCATATACTGTATATTAACTTCTTCTAATCGTTTCTCCCAATCGTCTGGAAACTTCTTCCTAAGGAATACACCTAAGTTAAACAATCCCGAGTTTCTAGTACCTTTAGGAAACCCTTGTACAATTAGATGTTGTAAACAAGGCGGTGCTTGGTC